ATCGATTAACTCTGCCGTTGCTTCTGCTTGCTGGTGCGCTTGCTCTGCACCTATTCCCGCTTCCTTTAATTTCCTTTCAAAATTGAGTATGTTGCTCATGAGACTTTGTTTCATTGGGCTAGCTCCTGACGATAATCTGAGGGATGTCATTGGGTAACTCCTGTTTATTAACGGTATACATTGACCACCCCTCGATTGTTCTTGATTTATTGGCGGGATTCTAGCTGAAAATCTTCCCATGCTACATCTTGTTCTTCAAATTCTTCTAACATGGTTTAAACCGCCGTACGGTTCAATGGCGACCACGCCATACTGCACAATCTATCCCAAGGTAATTGGTTTATCTTGTCGATGTTTTCTTGTGGCGCATTTGTAAATAATCGCAATAGTTGATTGGCGGTTGTAAAGTCTAAAATAACCGTTTTAGATTTTGTGCCGACAAACATTTTAATTTTTGTGTACTGCTTTTCTTCAACGACTCTTTTGATTATATCTAATTTTGTCGATTTTTTACGTGTTTTCATTATTATATTCCTGTGTGTAATATTGTTGACAGGAATAATAGTAGCCGCCCGTCCACTACGATGCAAGTATTATTTTGCTTAATTTTAAGGTGTTTTGCTGTTATTATTTGGGGATTGTTTAAATAATTATCAAAAGGAATTGATAATGGCTGGTGCTCCTTCAAAGCTTAGTCAAAAACTCATCGATGAACTATGCCATTACATATCTCGTGGCGTTGCTGTTAAATACGCTGTTGATGCAGTAGGTATTAGTCAAGAAACGTATTATCGGTGGCTTAAAGAGGGTTTTAATTTTAGTGAATCCTGGGATGAAGACAGCAAAGAAACAAAACCCCCTCAGTTGGCATTCTATGAGACAATATGTAGAGTTAAGGCAGATTTTATACAAGAAGCTGTTGAAAACATTAAGAAAGCAGGCCGCACAAACAAAAACTGGCAAGCTAATTCCTGGCTACTCGAAAAGCTTTATTCTGGGGGCTATGGCAAGGATTCAACCGAAGTGCTTCAACTAGCCAAAGACATTGAAGAGATCAAGCGTATATTGTTCGCAGATATCGATCCCATGAGCCAACACAGCGCCAAGGATAAGGACGAGTAGAGATGCTCTACAGCGCCAAGCACAGACGGCTAGCAAGCGCTTATAAGCGATCCTATGAGATCATCTACAATAATACCCGCCACAATATTCCCCCCTCTCTGCGTGCATTAGATGACCACCAGTGCGCCCTTCTAAAACTCCGTGACTATCTGGATAGTATTGGGGTTAAAATGCCGATTCCACAATACGAATGAAATCATAATAATGAAAAAAGTTTTTGAGTGTACAAAATGCAACTACATGTTTAAAGTAACCATTCATCCTTCAGAGATACCAAGGATATTGGGCGAAGGTTGCCCAGAGTGCAGAGCCTTCGCGTTAAATTCAATCAGGAATAAGGATATTAACCATGATGGAAATGATCGCCGTAAAACCCGAACAAGAAGCATTGATGAAATTGTCTTTGGCGAAGATTAACGAACTAAATACCCTCGTTAATATGTATATGCCAAGTGAGCATAAGCTATTTGACCGCCAGGCATTACAAGGCGCGGCACAGTTCGTAAACACCCTAATCCTCAACGGCAAACTAGGAATCCCAGACAATGCTCAGACAATGGCTACTCAACCTATGGCGTCTAGTGACGCGCAAGTCGATGACTCCCCAAGCGCACCAGCTAACCCTTGCGGAAGCGATGCAGCAGTATGATGATTGGGTAGATGCTAAATACGGGAAAACACCAATGAAAATTGAAGGGGGATACAATGAGGATTGAACATATTGAAACAAGCGATCAAAAGATGATCTCATTTTTGCACGATACATTACAGTTTCATGGGGGATTGCTGGAAACATTAAAATCCCGTATTGATGCTTTAGAGCGAAAAGTATTGTCCCTTGATCCACCGAAAGAGGGGCTTTCCATTGGTGAGGCGATCTTTTGGCTGAAGAAGGGATACCACGTGACGCGTGCTGCGTGGAAAAACCCTAAGGTGTATCTATGGCTTCAGGAAGGAAGCTTTACCAGAGGAAGCGAGATACGAGTCTTTACAATTCGTGGGATTGATTGTATATGGTCACCGAACCACGACGAACTATTAACCGATGACTGGAAGGTATGCGAATGACTATCTCAATGTGTAAAAATGTATCTGACGAAGATATGATCAAGATTAAAAAAGAAGGCAAACGTGTGACGTGTAAAGACGGCAATCTTGTCGTTACTGCTTATCATTACAACGATCACTTGTATATCGACGATGTCGATTACGAAGAGAAGAAGACCGATAGGCCAGAACCTAAGAAAGAATGTACACAGGTTCATACCGAAGATTTAGACTCAGACGAAGAGATCGATGGCACTATCATGAAATCAATCATCTCATCGAAATTAAAGCTACACCAATTTGGCATGGGTTTAGATTGTATTCTATTGATCAACCGTCACATTGAAGGCATCCGCTCGACTCTTTGGTCTTATATTCCGCTTGAGATTAGGTCAATCCAAGGGGATGAAAAAGCCGAGAAAATGTTGCAGAGAATGGAAACTCAACTTGATAAACAGCTTAACGATTTTATCGGTTTGGCGGAACAATTTAGCAAACAGGCAAAGGAATTTAAGGACGACGAAGATGTCGTGGCCTGATTGCATCTTCTTGTGCGTGATGTTTATATGTACCGCAGCAATTATTATCGCAATGTTTAAGTGGGGTTAATATGAAAGTACCGTTTAAGTGGGAACCAATAGAGATCGAACAAAACGTTACAACCTATCGTGCGAAAGTCGAAGGTGGCTGGCTCGTAAATCATGTTGTAGCGCGTTGTGGCCAGGAATCGTTGCTTATGATGACCACAACCTTTGTGCCAGACGCTCAACACAAGTGGGAAGTAGAAAAAGATGAACCTATTCCAGAGAATGCTTAGACGGGTTTATTGTGGGGTAACGGCGCATGATTGGGAATTAATAGAAACAAATTTAACTGTTAGATTGATGTTCCCAAACCATAAGGACATTGTGATACCGCACATTACCGAGTGGGTATTGAAATGTAACTATTGCGAGAAGGTCGAACCTAAAAAACGTTATACGAGAGCAACTACATGACAAACGAAAAACGAGAAGAGTTTAAAAAGAAGTGGAGCAAAGAATTTTATTTAGGCGATGGCATTTATGTTTCTTACGATGGCCATAACATTAAACTAACGACTGGTGAGCATAGCGTGTGGCTTAATCCTGAAGTGTTGGAAGCTATGAAGAGCTATGAGGAATCGTTAAGGCAATCAATCCGTAAACTAATGAAGGTGGGGGAATATGAACCTAGAGGCACAGAATAAAGAAACCTGGTGTACACAATACACAGACCAACGATGCACTAAAGAAAACTGCTGCATGAAACCTTTAATGAATAATTGGAGTATCTCTTGTGAAAAGTCTCATAATGCTAGCCGCGCTGCACTCCGCAATATCGTTTCATCCGGCGCACGCATCAAGTGAGCTAAGCACTAATTTCATTGACCACTATGGACACGTGAACACGCGTATGTCGATTCAGTGTAACTCAAGGGCAATCATTCAAAACGATGCGTCTATCACCCATAAGTACCTTGTAGGCACTCGCATTTGTGCTCAGAATAAAGACTGCACAACGAATGAGGGCTGGGTTCAATTAGAAGCTGGTAAGAGGTACGACAACTACTACCAGACTGTATTGCTCACGACCTTTAAGCGTGTTGGCAAGAAGGATTTAGATTGTACGAATTATGTATCAGGCGATGAGCATAAATCACAAATGCTACACGCTTATGCGTATATAGATTAAAAGGGGTTCTTCGGGCGAAGAAAACCTAGAGGGGGGCGTCCACGGGTCTTAAATTTCTATCCTGCAAGGTCGTGGTGGCAGGCTATAAGTTAGCCCCTCTATGGATTTAAAGAGTATTGCATATAGCTCGAAAAGATAAGTGACGCGCTAGGGTATGCTTCTCACTTAATCGAAGAGCGCCTGATTTTTCCGAAAGGACAGACATAGGCTTGGCGTTTATAAGCCTTGCAAGGAGCCTATAGCAAGCAGGTAGGTGCGAGTGAAAGTCTCGCTATGCAATAAAGATTAAAAGTTACCGATCAGTAATATTGTAAGTGTTTTTGTACATTTACTGATGTTTTGTTACTGATCGGGAATAATGTTTGTTGTGCCGGTAATAATAATTTATTGGCGGCACAACAGCACAAAGAGTAACGTCCTACAGCTTGTTCGATGCGAGCGTTAGACCATCCTTAAGGTGGCTAGAATAGAAGGAATGTAGGACAAAGAGTTATGGGCGACGATACTGACCACAAGACGAAAATCAGTAACAAGAGAAGTAGACAATGAGTTGGGAAAATAGCCCACCAGTTCACGGGGCGAAGATACTCAAGCTTAGGGCTAATGTAATGTGGTTGCCGAACTAGCTAGCGGTGTAAATTCCACATGTAAAACCTGATATTGTCTTGGGGAAAATAGCTCCACCAGTTTAGGTGAATTAATTAAAATATCCGAAAAGCAATTACACCAATTAATATTTTATGCTAATGGCGTAAGTGTTCAATATGGATCATTAACGGACGATGGAAGAGAAACATTACGTAAATTATTGCATGATATTAGAGAACAACAGTCGGAAGATTTAAAGGATATTGAATAAATGTTAACTGAAGTTTATATGTCATGCGAGATTTCGGAAGAAGATACATTCGATAATGGGTGTAATATTAAATTGCAACGAACCCATGAAGATAATGTAATAACGATTATTTTAGAAGATGATGGCGGTAAGCCTATTCTGCCATCGGAGATAGAAGTTAGTTTAGATGAACTAATGAAAGCCGTGCAAAAATTAAGCATATAAAGGAATGACTTATGACCCCTCAAGACTTAGAGAAGTTTCCGATACGGATATTGAAGAAGCTTAGACGATCCACCCGTAAGCACCGCGAACACCAAGCTAATCGCGATGGCCTATTCATATTAAACGGTATCATCAAGAAGAAACAACGCAAGATGTTTGAAGAAACTCAACGTGTATTTGAAGGCCGATTTAAGTATACAATGAAGCGACTAAAGTCTCAGGGGGAAATATGAAATATTTAATGTATCTATCAATCGCATTGTTAACCGTTTTGTTTCTTTCTATGAATGTAAAGTTGTTTGAGTTAATAAAACAAACGGATGAATTAAACAACCACCTTCAATACCTTGAAAGATTGTTAGGGGAAAGTGCTTGAAAGACGGATTGTATAGAGTGACCACAAAGTATATGTGTGCTGGTTTCATTATCAAGAATGGCAAACTAGATCGGTGTGCGCCAATACTCTATCCAAAGTTTGGCTATTGGAAAACTATAGCTGTGTTGATTGGAGAGAATGTATGATCGACTTAAAAGAGATTGATAAAATACCACCAGGTCACACACATCTTTGTTTAAAATGCCAAGCGCCATATACAATTTATTATCATGGGATAAAACCAGACATGATATACATTTGTCATTGTGGAGAAGAAAGAGACTTTTCTAAGGAGAATAGTATGAGCGGCTGTCATGTTCCTGCTGTTGGTGAGTGTGCGTGTCAATGTCATGCAACTGGCATTAAAACAATGTTTGCCGTTAATCCCCCGCAGCCTTGTTGCTTATGTGAGGCGATGATTTATGGTGTTTATAAACCAATCGAACAAAAATCAGACGTTCAACATTTATTAGAAAGAATTATCACGCTTGAAAACTTCGTCGGTCAGAACTACGACAAAGATAAGCAAGACTTTCTGAATGCAATGGGCGATTTATCTATGCGTCTTAATGAGATGCAATCATCCTTGCGAGAGTTTGAGAAACAACGTGTAGTGCCTATTCGTGAACGGGTTGACGCGCTTGAACAACATCAAACGAAACAAGAAGTAAGAATCTGTGACCTGCAAGATTCATGGGTTAACTTAATGGCTGAAAGAGACACCTTTGCAAATCGCATGGTAGATTTTGAAGAAAGGTTAGATGAACTAGAAGGAGGGGATTATTAGTGGATGAGTGTGATCATGGTGGACGCGAGCATTTGACAGATGAACAATTAGAAATTCATATCAGAGAAACTAATTTGATTTTGATTGATCAACTTAAAAGTAAGTGGCAATTTTTTAAAGATTCAAACGTTTGTCACGCTGAATATATGACCTATATGATTAATATCATTTGTTATCTCTGCGATATTTTTATTAGTAATATGAAAGAAGCCATGCCGTTTGCATCGGAAACATATCACAAAACTAATCTAATCAAAGCAATTTGCGATTCGTTAGAGCTACAAATTAATGATCATCGTTTGAAGAATACAGGAACTAAACATTAAGGAAGCCATCATGCAACGATGCAGACCAAAAGCAACCGTACACTATCAAGCAATTCAATGGACTGGAAAGAATGTCAAAGAGTTAGTGGAAGCGATTGGAGATGTTGCAAAGCTAAGTGCTTCCCCTTATTCCGAAGATCAAATCACCATTCAAGGTGGCGACTCGTATCTTATTGTTGAGCCTGGACAATGGATATTGAAAAGTGATCATGAAGTCATGATTGTTGATGAGGCATCATTTAAAAATAATTTCGAGATGCTGGATTAATGATTTGCTTCTTTCTCTTCTACAATAAAGCGCTTGGCATTCAAAGACACTTTGCCCGTAACTCACGCGTGAAGCACTGCGACTGCATTTGCTTTGATGGCAAGACCTGGATATTGTTTCAATTTTCAGACAAAGGCGTTGAGTTTGAATCAATAAGAGTCAGCCATGTTTCACGTCTACTTGAACATCTACCAATTATTCCCGAATTGGTATCAATCATTGGCGTTGAAGTTGAAAGGCAAAAGTGCTTTCCCTGGAAGCCTTTCTGGGTAAGATCGTGTAATGAGCTATGCCGATACCTAACAGGGGTTAATATTGGCTTTACGTTAAACCCAAGACACTTGCTCAAAAAATTGTTAAAGTATAACGGGAAAAGGAATTTCCAAGTTATATACGCATGGAGGCGTGAATCATGGGATTATTCGGAGGCGGTGACCAACCGGACAATCAAGCTAATGAGCTAATCGAAGAACAGATGCGCGACAATGAAATTCAGATTGAGCAAAAGCGCAGATCTCTTTATCAAACTCGGTTAGATGTCATTAAGGCGCAAGGAGCGCAGCAATGGACAACCCCTGTTACACCAGGGGAGGGCTACAAGCCAGCAGGTCGAAGGGCTGGCGGATTCAATCAAGAAGCCTATAACCGAGGAATGGCTAAAGGCCAGAAAGCATTAGTTCGCGGATTTACTGGTAATCAATAACCACGCCACAAAAGGATTTGAGGCAATGGATTTCTATAAGCTTAAGTGCCGATATGATGAAACACGTCAATACAAAGACCGATGGCTTGGATTATATAAAGACCTCTACTTCTACGTTATACCTGATCGCGACGCTTTCAATGTTAAATGGAACTATCGGGATGATGGTAAGCCTACTACGGTTCAAGTTTGGGATAATACCGCTGTGCTTGCTGCTTATCAGCGGGCTAATGATTTACACGGGCTATTACTTCCTAAGGATCGTATCTGGGGTAAACTTGTCCTAGACCCTCATTTGTTCTCGGATGAGGAAATTGAATTTGCTCGTCCTGTGATGGATGAAATAAATGACCGCATCTTTTTTTACCTTAACGAGTCTAATCTTAGTCGTGTTGTTAGTTCTAGTAATCTTGATTTGGTCGGCGGAACTGGTGCTATTTGGGTGGAGTCGATATCGGATGACGTGCCTTTGTATTTCCGTAGTATTCCTTCTGTTGCACTTTATATTGAATATTCGAATGATGACGTTCTAAATACGTGCTGGTATCAATGCAAGATGTCTGGTCGTCAAGTGTTAGAAACATTTCCAGACTATCGTGGTAGCCGTTACGGTTCTTATTTACAAGACCCAGATGCAATGGTGGTTGTTATCTATGGACAGATAAAACAAACAGACGGCAAGTTTTATATTTATGCGGTATTAGAAGAAGATCCATTCTATCCACTATGGGAAAGAGATAGTAACTACCCGCAAATCATTATTTATAGGGATCGTGTAAGACCTGGAGAATCCGATGGACGTGGCGTTGGTATGGACTTACTTCCAGCAATTCGTGATCTTAACCGCGTTGTCGAATATGATCGCAAGTCGCTTGCCTTCAAAGCGTACCCGCCAATGCTATATGACTCTAACACTTATTTTAACCCTTATTCTGTTAGGCAGTGGGCTGGTGCATTCATAGCAAGAGCGCCTGGCACGCATCCAATCGAACCGATTACAATGCCCACAAGCCCTGAAACATTGCCAGCGATTCAGCATCTTCAAGAAACGATCATGCGTGGATTCCAAGTTGATCCATTAGGCGAGATTAATGCGCCTGTAAAATCAGCAACCGAAGTTTCAATCAGAGAGAACCGCGCTCAACGAACAAGTGCCACAGACATTAGTCGTTTGATAAATGAATTGCCGAAACAGATTTACGATGTTGCAGGCAAGATTTTATCTGAGCGACGATTATTAGATCGCGGTCGCAAGTTTCAATTAAATCAAAGCGTGAAGAAACTCAAATTCCAATTTGAATCGCCTCTTTATGATTTACAGAAACAAGATGATCTCAATCACTTCATTATGAATATGCAAATCAAACAGCAATTCTTTGGCCAAGCCGCTGCAATGGCAACAGCAAATCTTTTTGAAGTTAATAAATTCTTAACCAATAACTTAAACCTTCATTCACGTCTATTTAAAAATGATGCTGAACTGCAAGAAGTTATTAATAACATCACGGAAGCGCAACAACGTGCAGCGTTACCAACGCCATCAACTTCCGCTGGTAGAGTAGAATTCCCAGGACGACCACAGGTAACAATATGATCTTACAAAAGCAAGATAAGTTAATTCATTTGTTGAATTCTAACCGTATCGATCAATTTGAATATGACAGCTATCTAATGTTTGAGGTAGGCGATCTCGGTCGAAACTATCTTAAGAATTCATTGGAAGCGGTTGCATTAGAAGCACCGCTTAAATGTTCAAAAGATAATGTCATGTGGGTTGACGGCAGGCGTTCAGTCTGGCGTGACATAAAGATTGCAATTAATAAAATCAATTCATTACTGGAAGGAGTACAACATGAGCGACCAGAATTCCCAGACCTCGAATACTACGGAAAACAATGACGGTGAACCTAAAAAGTTTGCCGGAAAATTCGATACAGTGGAAGATTTAGAAAAGGCATATAATGAAGTTGGCCAGACTTTGAGGGAGAATGCTAATCTTAAATCTGAGATTAGCCAATTGAGGAGCGCTCCCGATGAGTACAATTTACCTGATAATATATTGCTTCAAAATGATGATCTTAATGATCTTAAAAAGATTGCAAAGACTGCTAACCTTTCTCAAGAACACTTTGAAAAAGTGGCGCAACAAATGTCTGAAAGGGCTAAAAACAGTCTTGAAAGATATGAAACTCGAAAGAAGGAGTTAGGAGAGGAAAAATTGAACGTGTTGCAGGACTTTGTCAAAAAGTCGTATCCTCAAAATGTTCAGGATGCCATTATAAACAAATGTATAGAGGACAATGAAGCCATGAGCCAAATAATGAATCAAAGAGATAAGCTACTGAATAGCAAAGCCCCAGGCATTGACGGTGCAGGTCAAGGTGGTGGCGGTGGATCACGTGATGCCTATGACGGGCAAAAGGAAGTAAAAGAACTGGCCAAAGAGTATTTGAAATCAAATGACCCACGCATTCGCGAGCGGTTGATTAACGTTGCGCGTGAAGTAGGGCATGAGAGATTTAAGCAGGGTTAGAATTAAAAGACGTTCCACTAGCAAAAGGTTCGGGGAGATGATGCCTTGAACCTTTTTTTTCTGATGTTATAATGTACTCATTGATTGAACAGCCCACGAAAGTGCATACCTGCTCAAACAATCGCGACATTGCAAGCCCCGAAAGGCATACCTTGCAGATAGTCAATAGATAAGTACGTCCATAGAGGACGTGAACTTTATTGATTTTAATCTGTGAGGGATCACACTATGCCAGCTCAAATTGATTTAGCTGCCGCGATGCAGCTTTTCGATACCTTCGTAACGCTGAAGTATCAAAATAACCTAAGACTACAAGACACCATTGACGAACGTCATGGTACGACTGGTACGACTTTAAACGTACCTGTTTCTGACTTGATCGAAATGGAAGAAGGCAACTTTGCGCCTACCGACATTTTGCCAACGCCAGTAAACGAAACAAACGTTCAGGTTCAAACCAACGACTATCACTTGAAAACAGTGATCGGTGGTGGTGAAAAGACCTTATTCAACTTCGACAAGATCGTTGACCACGCAAAGCTTCACGCTTTAGCTGGTGCACGTATGGACGATTACATCAAGATCAATGCGATCTTCAGTAACCCAAGCGTTGCTTCGATCTATACGGTTGACGTGGCTGTTGGTGTGAACACTGGTATTAACGAAGCGAAAATGGCCGATGCACTCAGCTATCTTGAATCTCAAGGTGTTGATGTCATGGACTACGCCGTTAGTATGTGGGCACCAGCGCTCTTGAAGAAGTCGATGTATAACGATGACAAGATCGTTAACTTCTTCTACAACGACGTTAAACCACTCACCAACAACAGAATCCAAACCTACTTAGATGTAGATTGCCGATTCTTGGGTGAAAACGGTATTAACAAAATCCCTTCAACTGATATTGGTGGCGGCATAGACCAGTACCTTGTTCCGATGGTTCATCGTGATGCAATCGTACAAAGCTACAACCGTGATCTGTCAACCAGCATTACCTGGTTGCCTAACCAAGATCGTTGGGAATTGTTGACCATCTTAACTTCCGGCGCATACATCATTCA